TTCCAACACTGTACCCGCCAAAAGAATAACCCCTCACTCAATCAAGAGCAAGGGGCCAAGTTTTGGAAGTGGCAACATAGAACTCAAAAGAGACGCTTACTTCTTAGCACGATCCGGGTTCGTTGCAACGTACTTTCCTTCAGGCGGGTTCAGTTCGGTGGAACCTAGAGGATTGTCCTCGCCATCAAGGGCCTTCTCACGGGCTTCACGGCCCGGTGCCAGCGCGTCATCAATCTTGTTCTGCTCGCGCTTGGTGGCCTCGGTGGACTTGTTCTTCTCTTCCACGTCGATAGCCTGCGGAGAGGCGTCCTGGCCGATCATCTCGGTAACAACGCCGGATGCGGGGGCGCTGAGGTACTTACCCAGATCAGGGATCTGCTCAAGCAGCTCATCCTGGATCTTCTGGTTGGGCTTCTTGCCAGCACCATAGATCAGCTCGGAGGCACGCGCGCCAGCAAGGACGCGCTCGCCACCCGACCAGGTGTTGATGATGTTATCGAAGGCTTTCTGCTGGATCTCATTCATTTCGGTGTCTCCGGTAAGGAATCGACGCCTCTGGATATAAACGGCTCAGGTTCATCTCCGTTCCTTCCTGCGTCTCATGGCATCAACTGCGGCTTTGACAGTAAGGTTGCCCTTGATCGAGCCATCCGGCTGGCCAATGAGCACCATGTCCTTGTTTTGGAATGCGTCTAGTTCAGGCGCCCTGCCGCTACTGACCAGATCGAGTAACTGCCCAACCAGGCCCAAGGCGTCTACCTGATCATCATGCTTGCCAGCGGGGAATGATGCAAGCTCGCTCTTGAAGTCGGTGAGCCATGGCGCGTCCTTGGGCACCATCAACCCATTCATAGCCATGCGGCCACGGATCGACTGCGCACGAACGGCCTTGTCCCCTCTAGTGGGGAAGTCACGGCGCCACGTGTAGACCTTGCGCTCCCGAGCCCGCTTGGTGAGGAACGGACCAACGCCGGACTTGATCTGCCCACTTTCCTCTGCCGCCTGGGATGGCTTGTATTGCTGCACGAGGTCGCACCAGCCCTCAACCCATACATCGGAGCTTGCCTGCTTGCGCCATAGGTCCAGAAGCCACATGCGCCCGCCTGGATCGATGCCAATGACCACATGCACGGTATAGTCGCCGCCGTTGGACGTGACGGCATAGTCCGATCCCATGTAGACCTTCATGATTTCCAGGGGAGGATGGCTGGTGTATTCGTGCAGCCATTCCATGCGGAAGTAATCGCCTTCCTCAGGGGCAGGTCGCTGCTGATAGAGGGCTGTCCAATCCCTCATGCCGATCATCTTTTTGATCTTGTCCAGCGTGGGAACGTCGTATTGCTCGGGCCATAGAGCCGTGCCGTCATCGTGGATGGCCGGGAGCGTCAGGACATCCCAGCCCTCATCCATATGTTCCTCACAGAGCCAGCCCGTTAGATCATCCTCATGCCAACGTGTTTGGATGATGATAACCTTGCCACCGGGCATGAGGCGCGTGAACGCTGTCGAGGTGTACCAATCCTTGGTCTTTTTGCGGATTAGCTCTGAGTCGGCTTCTTCTCGGTTTTTGACCGGGTCATCGATAAGAAGGAGATGAGCACCTCGGCCAGTGAGAGGGCCACCGACACCAACAGCGAAATAAGCACCGTTTTGTCCAGTAGAAAAGGAATCCAATGGTTGGGTGACGTGGAAGCGACGGGACGAAGTGCTATCAGACTTAAGCCCCACACCAGGGAAAATAGCGCCATAACTAGGATCAGCAATCTGGTTTCTAACCTTTCGGCCAAAGTCATCGGCAAGCTCCTGTGCGTATGTTGCGGCGATAACGTAGTGGTTAGGATTGCGCCCCAGATACCATGCAGGGAAGAATTCACTAGCCAGCATGGACTTGCCGTGGCGAGGCGGCATGGAGATCATCAGGCGGGTTATCTCCCCGCGCTCTACAGCCTCTAGCTTGCGGGCGATGAGCAGATGATGAGACGCCAATGTGTAGCCGGGCCACTGATAGGCTGCGTAGCTCACCAGACGGCTAAAGGCCATATCCTCGGCTGTGAGTTTGATAGCGCTCATTTCTTAGCCCGATGGTTGCGCATGTACACCCTCATATACTCACGCATCCAAGCTTTCTTATCGAATTTGGGCCGGTCTATATCCTCCACCGCACCGGCAAGAGTGGGAGTAGATAGCGGTCTTACGCCGCCACCAGGATTAGTATCGACGGGCAGGGCTTGAGTACCTGCTATGGCTGTTTGTTTCCCTCGCACATCACTGCCGCCTATCTGGATCAAGCCAGAACTAGCAACAGATCGCTTGCTTGAGGCCGGGGCGTCTACAGACCTATCCCCGTTGGTTAGCACGTCCTTCCGTGCTGCCGTCGATTTCGTTGGACGAGAGTGTCCGGAGCCTACCCGCGCTTCACTCCCGTCCTTTGGCAAGCCATCGGTGGAGGCTATCCCACTCTTCCGGTTTGCCGACTTCGTGGCAAGTCTTGCAGGCTTCCATCCGACCGGCTTCTTAGGGCAGTCAAACCAGATATGGGCGGGGCTGTGGCAAAACTCGCAATTCATTCACTAGGTCTAACAGGTCTTAACCGTTAAGACAAGCGTTAAGACTAATTGAGTTTGGCCTTGCGTTCATCAGCTTCTGCCATGAGAGCAGCAGCAAAGGCCGCGTCACGCTGTTCCTTGGAGGTGCCGTCTCCAATATCACCCGAATGATTCATCTCGATTGCACTGAGATCCGGTAACACCTTGTTTAGTAGGGCCTTTGCAGCATTAACCTGAGTTGCGTCGAGCAATGGTTCTGAGGCCATGACGTGGTCAAATAGCCGGTTGATCAGGCTAGATGCCTGGATCTTGGCGCGTGTCTCGTCGTTGTGCCTGAAACCGGGCTTACGTCCTGCCATCTTTGTTACTTATCTTCCTTCTGTGTGGTTGGGAGAGGGGCTTTTGGTTGAAGATTAAATAGTTCCCATACCGCCCTATCCGCATAATCATAAGCCATATTGTTAATAACACCTTCTCCAGAACCATTCTCCAAAGCCCATCCAACTCCCCGCTTATAAGCCTTGGCAATCGCCTCACACAATTCATATGGGTTGACCTTCATATTACTCATTTGGCTCCCCTCTGCTTAGCTCGGCGTGAACCCCTGATCCAAGCTTTGTTTTCTGGCGACGTTCGAACGTTCTCAAACGTGCACCCATGGAATCTCGTGCCAAATATCAAAGCCAGCCAATTACCCATATAACCTACAGGTTCGCAGCAATACGGGCAACACCAGCGAGGCACAGCTACCATTAACGGCAGACCTTTATGCGTCCCGGCATATGGCTTACTCACCTATTCCTCCTCCCACACACCAGTGCCGGTGCGGATCTGGTATTCTACGCTGACCATGATGTCGTTTACCTCTTGAGCCAGTTCGTCGTCGGTCAGATCACCTTCCTGGAACGGAATGGACACAGAAGCTTTCTTTCCATTCTCTAGACCCCAGACGTTTAAGATCGTTTCATCTTGAGGCTTAACAATGATCGTTACGGTAGCTACGCCCTTCTCTGATAGGGCTTGGGTGGCGGCGTCTATGATCTTCTGAGAGTTATCGATCCCTATAAGGCTCATGGTGTTTCCTTTGGCTTGGGAATGGATAGCCGAGCAGCGTCCCATGCGGCTAAGCGAACGCTAAGAGGGCGCCTGTCCAAAGCAGACTCAAGAGCTGTCGGCAGGTCTATCATGCCCGACATGTAAGCCTCCCAAAGATAGGCCTTGCCTCTCTCAGCAAGCCAAATTTTCGTTTTATTGATCGAATTAAGATACCACGTTCCCGGCTTGATATGGGCCATTTATTTGTGGACCAACTTGGTAGCCATCAACTTCCCAGCCTTAGGCTTCGGTCCAAATGGGCTCATGAACTTGCGGGCGTCAGGCCCTTTAACGACTTTGGTCGTTGTAGTTATCTTGCTCATCTCGTTCCTCTATCAGGTGTTTGGGTTATTGGGCTTTGGACGGGAAAGCCAAATGGATCTGAGTAGGAGAATATACCAAATCACTAAGCAGAGCGGACCGCAGAATAGGAAGGAGGTG